TTCGTATAGAAAGTCTCGAACTCAGGGTCTTCTGCAGCCCTTATCTCTTGAGATACAAAATCGTATGCTCTTAAGTTAAGTGCAAGACCTACGATACCAATCGATGATGCCCACATACCTGTAACAGGTACGAATAGCATAAAGAAGTGAATGAATCTCTTGTTAGAGAATGCAATACCGAAAATCTGTGACCAGAATCTGTTAGCAGTAATGAAAGAGTATGTCTCTTCCTGTTGTGCTGGATCAAATCCTCTAAAGGTTGAACTCTGTACTTTACCTTCAGAGTATTGTGATGTGTCTTCATACAAGGTGTTCTGTACTGTTGCACCATGAATAGCACAAAGTAATGCTCCACCTAGAATACCTGCAACACCCATCATATGGAAGGGGTTGAGAGTTATATTGTGGAAACCTTGAATGAATAGAATGTATCTGAATATAGCTGCGACACCAAATGAAGGTGCGAAGAACCAACTGTGCTGACCTAAAGGATAGATCAAGAACACACTTACGAATACAGCAATAACAGCAGAGAATGCTAGAGCATTGTAAGGTCTAATCCCTACAAGTCTTGCTATCTCAAATTGTCTAAGCATGAATCCTATGAGACCAAATGTGCCATGTAAGGCAGTAAAGTTCCATAGTCCACCTAATTGAAACCATCTTGTAAGATCACCTTG